CCTACTGCTGGGGATTTACCTATGTATGGCATTAATCTGCATCCTCTATAGTTAGTTCGCCAGCCGCTACTTGGCGTAGGATTTCTGCGTAGTCTGTGTTTTCTTCATCTATAGGAACCCACGACTCAACTCCATATATTTCAACTACAACAGCAGTATTTTTATTATCTGGGTTGTCTAGTGGAGCCTTATGGTATTTTGCATTTTTAAATATCATAACTCAGAATCCCCTCTAACGTTTCCAACAGAGTCATAACTTTTACTGCCTTTGTAGATATACCCGCCTGATTTATACACACCATTAAAACCATGACCGCCAGAGTTAGTGTCTGATGTTACAGTTGGTACTGCTCGTTTTGTAACTGCCCAATAGTAATTACCTAGCACCTGACTAGAATAATCAGTCGGATATACACTACCCTCTAGTAATTCATAATACCTCTGACACCTAATCAACTCATCGCCATAGCTGCGATGCTCAAAAGGCGTGGCTACCTCTCCGACTTCCATCTGTACTCCAGTAAGATAAAAATTATTACTTGTGCTATCAAAAAAATTTACTTGTCCAGCAAACCTAGTTGCATTTGTAAAATTTGCCCAAGTAGTTTGTTGTGTGCCGCTTGTATAATCTGACCCTGCTGCCAATGCCCACTGAATATAAAAAGTGGCTTGATTGTCATTATCAATTGTTGCAGATGTGTCGCCCGAAAACGTAATACTCTTATATTCCCAAGTATCTGCTTGGCTGATTGTGTAAGGATGGTTTTGATTCCTAGATTGAGTATCGTTATGAAAAATTTCAAGAGCATACGTCCCTGTTTTCGTTGAACGAACCCAAAAAGATATAGTCAAACTTTTTGCACTAGATGTCCCATAAGATAATCTTTGTAAGTTTTGCCCTTCAATAACTTGACGCAATACTGCTACTTCACCTGAAGCAATTGAAGTGTCTGCTGTTGTAACATCAATCAACATACTATTTCCAAAACCTTGCCCAGAAGGAACAACGGTAGATTGTTGCAGATTAGCTACTGCTGAAGCACAATTATGAAAAACATTAAAACGGTCTACAAAATATACGGAACCACCGTTTGTAGTTGCTTGGTTTCCTCGCTGTGACACCTGCATCGCACCGTTGATAATGAGATTTCTTGGACCATTTACAAATCCTTGTCCTGCTGGTCTTAATTTTGTCAGAGCCATCTACTTATCCTTATGCGTAAGGGCTGTCACCCAACACAGATGTATCCCAAGCTGCCTTTAGCTTTGCGATTGTATCTGCGCTAGTAATTGCAGAAGCAGCAGGTGCATCACGCAGTGCTTTCTTCTTATTTACAGAAGCAGTCTTTGCATCTGCATCGTCAGCCTCTAGTGCTTTCATGTACACTACGTCCTCTGCATCAAGCAGTGGCGCACGTACTTCACGGATTTTATCCTTAAAGATTACTTTAGCTGCAGTCATATCCTCTGATATAACCTTGCCATCCAATGACCATGCACCACGGAAGTGACGGTCAGAAGGGACAGTTGCAGTTGAAGCATCAATCTGATTCCCGTCCTTGTCTACGATGTATGTTGTTGCCATTAGGTTTCTCCTTATGCGGCTAATTCAGTGACGCTAAGTTCCTCAGTTATCTTCCAAGCATTGCGCCACTCACGTGTGCTTGGTAACTGTTCTTTACGGCATATAACCAGTTTAGGTTTATTGCCCTCATTCCAATTGCGCCACACATGCTGTGGGCAATCTTTCATAATTAGGTATTCAATTGCTTGCTCTTCTGTCATAGCCTCTATAGGCTTTGTGTTGTGTAGCAAGTGTCCTCTGGTATGTTTTACAAAGTCGGGCTTTGCTTCATCTTTAGCTAGTTCCCAATATACCTGCACTGGTGGTAGGATACCGCCCTGTAGCGCACAAGCCATCCAGTTAGGGTCAGGTACAAGTATCTTGGCGCACTCGTCAATGCTGTCCTCATAAACTACACGGTAGTCAGACTGTACACCGTCTAGGTTTTCCTTTGCCCAGCATAGTCTGTCAAATAGATGTGTGCCTTGAAACTCTGGTGTCTGCATTATGCTAGGTCTCCGTGTAATACTCTACAAGCTAGAGAAGGGTCTTCGGTTGAGGTGTTTGCGTAAGCATTAACATAAAGTGCAGCAGAAGTGGTTGGTGCTGTTCCTGTATATGCTTGACTTAAACATTCTTGACTGTTGCTACCTTCTCCAGCCATTCCACTATGACAATAATTAATATTCCCCATTAGTGAAGTTATTGTAAAAGTCATAAGTCCAGTTCCGCCATCTGTAAAACTGGAGTGATTAAATGAATCACGCACAACATTACTAGATTTTTGTTGAAAATTTATCCATGCTTTTCCACTACCCTGTACCACAAACTGCGTATCAACCGTGCCAGCGGTACTGTGTTCTAGGGTATCTGCTTTGATTTTTCCTAGTGCCATTATGCGAGGTCTCCTGCTATTCCAATTCCGTCAATAGTAGCACCATCTGAAGCACTGCCATCACTACCAGAAGAAGAACCATAATATATGGTATAGTCTATATACGCTGCATTTCTATCTGCAATTTGGCTTCCTGAAGCACCACGTGCGCCATTTGTGTTCCCATCAGCCATAACACCAGCAATAACTAAATAAGTTGCATTACCCATGTTGTTTGTGTAAGCAGGTTTTCTTCTGCCTGTTGACACATCGGTAATACCACTCACATTCAGACTGTCTTCTATAGCAGGAGTTCCACCCCCAGAAATACTTGCCCATACCTTACACAAACCCTGCTGCAAGTTAGTGGTCGTGCTATTACCTTCACCTGTTACAAGGATAGACCCAGCGGTGCTTGTGCCAGTGAGTTTGTTTACCAGTATCTCACTCATGCTAGGTCTCCCATAATTTGAAAACACGACCTATTGTAATCTTGATAGCCAGAATTAGTAGAGTCTGTAATTGCAAATTTAGTTTGGCTTGCTGTAAAAGTATCAGCCGCATTTGCCGCTACAAGTCCTCCTCTATCAGCCATTACAACACCAGCCACACAATAATCATCATTATTCATGCTTGTAGTGCGAGTGATTGTAAAACGTCCTGTCGCATCGTCCGAAATAGAACTACAGTTAAAGCTATCATCCAAAGCCGTAGTGCCTTGTGTTACATGACCCCAGCATTTAGCCGCATGTTGTTTTGTCAGCGTAGCCGCACCACCGCCTGTACTCTGAATGGTATCTGCTTTTAACGTACTCATAGCGTCACCAATGTCCCACCGCTTTCAACGGTTAATGTAACACCAGAAGCCACAGTAAACGGACCAGTTACGTTGGCGTTCTCTGTAGCTAGGATGGTTGTATTTGCTGTGAGGGATTGTGCGTTGGTACGAAACAAACCACCAGCCTTAAAGTTACCCTTGTTCTCAGCGGGGGGTGTAATTGTACCAGTTTGGGGTGCTAGGTAATTTACAAAGATGTTACCTGTTCCAGAGGAAGGAGCAGCACTAAATGTAAGTGTAGTGCCATCAGGAATAGTGTAGGCTGCTGTGTCCTGTACAACACCATCAACTGACACCAGTACGTCTTGCACAGAAGATACTGTTGTAGTCAATGTAAATGTGGTATCGGAACCGTCACCATTAAAGCGTTGCACAGCTTTAGTAGCTTGGTAGGAACCCGGAACTTTCTGACCAATATACGGCATACTCTATTCCTTATGAACTAATTGTGTCAACTACAGAGACCCAAACATCTGCGCTTGATGCAGTATCACTTTGTACTTTAAGTACATCACTTGATTGCATTACAATCTTTGCACCGCCATCTAATACCTGCAAGGCTGAACCTACAGGGATAGGTGCATCTTTAATAATGTAGTGGTCATTAGACCCATCATTAATAAACACATCCATTAGAATCTGTGTTGTTGTAACATTAGCAATATTGATACCAATAAGCGCATCATCAGAGTTAGCTGTACGCATTGTTACTGCGCCTGTGCCAACATTCCGTGCAATGTTTCTTTCAAAATCCTGTGCCATTTCGTCTCCTAGTAAGATTAAGTATAATTATACCATACTTTTATCTATTTGTCAAGTGCTAAAGCGCAATTGCCATCGCCACTGCAAATCCTGCTGAAGCACCTGTGCTTGTAGAATTAACGTATGTGGCTAGTCTACTCATAGTAGCTTTTCTATTAGTGCCACCTGCACCATCATCTACTATGAATATATCTGAATCCGTAAGTGCTGCACCTATATCTGTGCCACCATCAATATCTAAGTTATCAATAGAAAATGCACCTGCTGCTGCACCTACATATGTTTTTAGTCTTGATGCTTCCATCTTACGGTTAGTACCGCCAGCACCATCATCTACAATCATTAGGTCAGCATCAGCTAGTGCTGCACCTATGTCTGTACCACCATCAATCTCAAGCGCAGCTAAGTCAACTTTACCTGCTGTAGAAATTGTGTTTAGTTTGCTATCAGGAATACTACCAGCTAGTTTACCTTGAGCAATGCTACCAGCCAACATGCCATTACTGACTGAACCAGTATCACCTGTACCAACTAGAGTTCCAGAAGCTGTTGGTAATACTAATACTGCTGAACTACCTGCTGAGTGAGGTGCAGCTTGTAATGTTTGTGCGTGTGCGTTAGATGCTTCACAGTAGAATTTTACTTTTGTTACATCACCTGTACCTGTTCTTATGTCAATAAGTCCGTCAGTAATAGACACACCACCAGAACTACCGTTACCATCTATGATAACTTTACCATTACCATTAGGCAGAATGTTAATATCACCATTGGATACTGATACAATATCGTTGCCATTAACATCCAAGTCACCGCCAAGCTGGGGAGAACTGTCTGAGGCTACGTCTGTTAAACCACCAGCAGAAGATATTAAATTTCCTACTGTTATTTTTCGCAATGCACTGGCAGAGTTGTCGTGCATCAATACTAAATCATTAGATGTATCAACAGAAGTTTCTGCTGTCTGTCCTGTGATAGCACTAGCGTTGAGCATAGAACCTTCAACAGCACCGCTTGCAATAGTGACTGCACCACTGCTTGCCATTGTTACGTCACCAGAGATAGGCACTGGATTATAGTTAGTACCGTCACCTACAAGCATGTGACCTGCAGTGTTTGTACCCATAGTCAAATCATCACCAGAGATAGTTAAGTCACCAGCTATGGTTGCGTCAGCACCAGAAAAAGTTATTGCTGTTGTAGTGCCTGATTTAATAATAAGGTTGCCAGATGTGTTTGTTAAAGAACCGTAAGTAGTACCCCCATCCTTTAAGAATACATCACCACCATCTGCATCAAGTATAATATCTGTTCCAGCATCAAGAGTAATTGTGCTGCTGCTATCTATTTCTTCAATTACAGGAGTTGTAAGAGTTTTGTTTGTGAGAGTTTTAGTGGTTTGAGAAAGGTAGGTATCAAAAGTATCTACTGTTGTCTGGCGCATTGTGCCACCATCATTAGTTACAATACCATCCCCACCTGCGACTGCTGTTGTCCCAGCAGATGTGCCACCATCCATGAGGTTTACTTCAGCGGTTGTTGCTGTAACCCCATCCATAATATTGAGTTCTGAGGTAGTGGCTGTTACGCCATCCATAATATTTAGTTCAGAAGTGGATGCAGTAACACCATCTAAAATATTAATCTCTGCTGCTGTAGCAGATATGGCTGTGCCGTTGAAGTTAATTGCATCTAAATGAGCAGTGCCATCAATAAATAAGTCTTTCCACTCAGCAGATGTACTACCAATATCACGTGTGTTATCACCGTCAGGTATTAGGTCAGCACCTAATGTACCTGATACAATAACATTACCAGATAGTGTCATAGTGCCAGCTATGTTAGCTGCACCAGCTAGATGTAGTTCTTTGAACTTAGCACCACTAGAGCCAAGGTCTACATCATTGTTTGTTACAGGTAGAATAGCACCATCTTGAAAACGCACTTGTTCTACAGTAGAACCAGCACCACCAGCATCTACAAAAACACCTACACGATTGTTTATATTATCAACAACAACTTTGTTAAGAGGAGTAGCTACACCGGGGTCTCCAATCAATCCAATGACTGGACCCTCTGCTGCTGTACCATCATGTTTATGACCTGATGTATTTACAAATGCAGCTAGTACCTGATTAAATTCATCATTACTATGTGATGCGGTGATAACGTCACCGTCAGTAAATGATGATTGTCTAGTATAACCTGCCATTACCTTCTTGCTCCTGCGTCAAATTCTAATTGAAATCCTTTAAGTGAGTATGGTGCAGATGTACCTCTGTCATTAACTCGTAGTGCTACAGCAAAACCCGAACCTTCTATGGGCTGTCTAATCAATGGGTTTGTTTGTCCACCATATGTCGCTGTGCCGTACAAAGAACTACCATAAACCGCTACCACGGAAGATGTATCAAAAGGATATGCTGCTGGTCTTGCTACAGTAGGTGCTTCATAATCATATCGTACAAACAGGTCTGCGTTCACTGCTG